CGCTCGTGTCAGGACCCTGAGCAGCAGCGTCTTACAGGTTGTAGCATCCATTTTTTACTAATCATTTTTAACTCCATGTTTATAATTTTAAAAACCTTTAATTTCTATTACTATATCAACAAGATAACCAAAAATTTCTTGTTTAAATTGTTCTTTCTTTTCTTCATCAATTGTTTGTGTTCTCTCAAGAAATCTATCCAATGTTTGACTTATCAGATCGTGTTCTTCTTCCTCTTCTTCTTCGTTGATTTTTTCTAATTCTTCTTTTATTAATTGTTTAATTCTTGTAGATGTCAAATTCATTTTTTAATAATCCTTATTCCAAAATCATCAACTAGCATCGATAATATGTAAGATGTACCAGCAGAGATACATCCGCACAAAAATGCATTAATTAATGAATATTCAAATGTAAATAGTTCAGTGAAACCATTTATCGCCCACATAAACACACCAACCCAAAAGCCCACACAAAGAGGGCAGTGAAACAATGTATTCCATTTCTTTGTATAATCTTTCTCAGGTCTCAAGTCTTCAAAAATCTTTCCATAGACAAGAATGAAAGTCATACCATAACAGGCGAGAATAAAATGCAATGTTTCCACGATAACCTCTAGTTTAATGATTTGTTAGCAAGTCTAGAATATATTTGACCAAATCTCTGCATGCCAAAAGTGAGTACTCTTTTTTCAAAATCTTCCTTATTTAAAAAGTCGTTTCCATCATGGTTTGCTTTATACATACTTAACAATGTATCACCTGCTGAATTGTTTACTTTTTCTAAAGAATTGTGTGATGCATTTTTATCATTATTTTTTTTGTATGGCGTTCCACAATCATCTTCCGGATCATTTGGCGTTTCGTGTGTTGTATAATCAAATTCATCATTTCCCATAGCAGTCTTTCTTTTTGCAAAATCAGAGCTGCTAGACATTTTATCCCAAACTCTCTGTGCTCCTGGTAATGTTCCGGAGTACTTATCAGATGTTAAACCAGCCCCATCAGGAATTGCAGCAAAAGCAAGAGAGTAAAGTAGTTTACCAAAACCTTGATCTTGTAAGGCAGGTTCAACATAAACAGCAGAAACTTGAAATGTGTTTGGAATACACTGCAACCTGTCATCACCAGGCTCTGTTATTTGCATAGCAGCAATATAACCAATAACATAGAAATCATCGACGTATTTTTGTTTTCTGTATAATACAATATGATGCTCTTCGTCATCATCATCCCAATGATAAACACATAAATCTTTTTCCAAATGTTCATCGTCATATGGTAGACTTGGAGCGCCTTCTATAATTAAGAACTTCCGCCATTCGTTCAATATTCTTTTCATTAGTATGTATACCTACCATAAAGATATGGTGCAAAAAGATTCTTTTGAAGAATTGAACCTTTTTCTTCCTCGTGTGGAACTTCACCAAGTTCTGTTGCTTTATCATCATCCGGATTCAATAATTCATCATCCATCATTTCATCGTGCTGTTCCATTTCTTCAATCATCGGACCTTCTTCTTTAAACCACTCTGCAATTTGAACAAGAGCGCTTCTAACAGAATCATACTTTTTTGAATCAATAATTTTAGCTTCCATAGATCCATAAATATTACCGCCTTGAATTGAATCGTAAGCAACAATACCACGTCTTCTCAAATACTCAAATAAACGAGACTCAGCACCATATACAGTGTCAGTAAGTATATCTTTTGCAAAAGCCACAATTTTCTTTTTCTCCTGCATGAGAACAATGTCAATGTCTTTATGATCATATATCATAAGATCTCCGCTTAAATTCTCGCGGGCCGTTAATTCAAATACATAATCTTTCAATCTGTTATTTGTAATTTTAACACCAACAGTAGGTCGAATGTCAATTGTGGTTTCTTTTTCATCTGAGGTCACAATATCAACACCAGAAGGCTTTAAAACATTAATACGAACCATTATATTTCCTCCACCAAATCTTGGATGTAAAATAATTTTTTAACTAGTTTCTCATCCAATGGTTTCTTGCCAAAATCTTCAAGAATTACCGAGACTTTTTGAAGTTTTTGATGCTTTTCTTCACCAAAGGTGTCAATACCCTTTGAAAGTTTTTCGGTAAGTTTTTCTTTCAAATTTCCTACTTCTTCGTTAACAAATGTTTTAAGTCCGAGACCATTGTCTGAGAACGAAACAATATAATTTGTAAGAAGCTTCTTTTGATTCTCTTTTAAAGAATTTTTATAAGTCTCATTGAACTTGTTTACAAATGTTCGGTATGTGAGATTGTCAATGTGCTTCATCTCTTTTTCTTGTGCCTCAGAAGGAACAAGTAATGCTTTTACTTTTGTTTCAACAATAAGACGAGATTTTGCGTGTGGAATATTATCTTGGAACCAAGCACCAACTGTTGCAATATCTTTGTAATTTGGAACAAAATTCTTAAATACATCTGAACCAAGTTGTTGATTTATTTGTGTTATAACTTTTGTTTGAGCGTTGAAAACGGATTTTCGATCAATAGCATTGTAATCTTTTTTTGTTTCAACAAGAAAACGATCTGTAAAATCTTTTGTCATTTTGTCTTTATTTTCTAAGATAGATTTGTAAAGATCTAAATCTTGTTGCAATGGAGATCCCTTTACAAAGTTCTCTCTAATAATATTTACAATCTTTCCTTTTCTTTCTTCTTGTTGCCTTACAATTGCTTTTGTTAGTTCTTTTACAAGAGATTCGTAAAGAAAAGCGGTATTTCTTTTCTTATTATGTTTCATTTTTTATGCCTCTTTTTTATTTAATCTTTTAACATGTTTCATAAAATTCTGTGATAATTTTAAATTGGGAACTATATGCCCTTCTTTTTGAAGTTCCAAAAACTTTTTTACTAAATTAATTGATCCTCCATAGCCATAACCAAATTTATCTCCAAATTGGGAACCATGAAAAACTAATTCTTCATTTTTATTTAATTTGAAATATTGTTTTTTACTACTATCGTTTCCCATAATTGTTAAAAACATGTTTTGTATATTTCCTTTTCCAAAATTTATTTCTCCACTACCGGGGCTTCCTGCCTTTCCTTCAATATCAGGCATCTGGCTTAGTAGTTGCTGTTTTAATTTACCAGAATCATCTGCTGCTAATTGCTGTCCAACTTTTTTTCTGACATTTTCTGGGAAAGAACTGTTATCATATTTTTCTAAAATTTTTTGTAATTCTTCATTAATTATTTTTTTTATTTGCTTATGTGTTAGTTTCATCTTCTTTTACCTTTTTTAGTAGACTTTCAATCAAGTTATCAACTTGCTTTGATGTTTTAAATAGTTTATCCTCTTCAGTTTCTTTACCTTCAGTAATTCCACGAGTAAGAGAATCTAAGCCACCAAAGCCTGATTTTCCTTGAAAGGTTGTTCTATATGTATTTCCATATTCTCCGGTTGCTTGATTCTTAAAGTGTTTCTTTGTGCCACCTTTTGAATATGAAGATTGATGACTCTTGTAGGGACCTCTGGTCTTTTTGTCATCTCGTTTAGCTGGTGGTTCAGCCAAGAGGACATCATCTGTTGCATCACCCCCTTCGGCACCAGGGCTCTCGTCCCCAGCAGCCTCGCCTCCGGCATCACCACCTAAATCTAAATCTCCACCAGTATCCCCGCCTAGGTCAAGGCCACCTCCGCCGCCACCCATGTCACCAAGATCACCTCCACCAGCTTCTGCGCCTTCAGCAGGAGGTTGTGCGGCAGCTTCAAGGCTAGCACCAAATTTCTTATCAAAGAACATTTCACGCTGCATACGAACAAACTCTTCATCGGAAAGTCCGAAGAGGTTCTCTGCAACCCATCGTTTTGAAAAGTAACCTTCAGTTGCATTTGCAGCAACAGTAAATTTCTTATCCCAATGTTCAAGTTCTTGAAGTTCTGCTATCTTTGATGGATTATTTAATTGTAATTTAAAACCAAGAAGATCGTCATTCCGAAAACCCATGGTAAATAAGTGAATGATTCCAATCTTCTCAAGTTCAGCAATAACAACTCGCTGTAATCTTTGAATTGTTCTTGCAAATCTAATATCTTTTTGTGCAAGTGTTGTTTTGTCTTCTTGTGCACCTTCTCCCATCGTAAGATAGGATTGAGGAATTTTAAGTGCGGAGAACAACTTATCTCTAAGATACTTCACATCTTCAATTTGAGCTGTCATTTCTCCACCTTTAAGTGAAGTAATATCAGTGTTTGAGGTGCCGCGAATAGGGATATAATAATCTTCTTCAATCGATAGGGGATTGTATCTTAAATCAAGTCGACCCGTTTTCGGATCCACGACTTGATGACGCTTCATTTGAGTCATAACTTTTTGCATATATTGTTCAACATCTTGAGGAGGAATATTGCCGACATCAATTTTAAATACGCGTCTCTCCGGAGCACGTACAATACGGTATGCCATCATTGCGTCTTCAAGGAGAGTAAGTTGTCTCCAAATTCTTCTTGCTGGTTCTAACACAGATGTTCCGTAAGGAGCATGCTTGTCATTACCAAGTATTCTAAAGTGTGCCATTTGCCAGTTTTCAAGTGTCATACCAGCTGAATTCCATTGAAATTGAACATAATTGGGGTTTGTTTCATCTTCTCCCTCTAAACGTTCAATTTCTTGAGGAGGTAGCCCAATACAAGCCCGAACACCAATGGCTTCTTCAATATCCATATATAGAAAAAGATCTCCATATTTACACATTGTTCTACACCAACCAAACAAGTTGTGTTCAATATTAAGAACATTGTGATAAAGATTATCCAGTATTGCTTTTATTTCATCATTTGGACATTTGATTCTTAACATTGGTTGTAAGGAAGAATGTGTTGTCATCTCGTCTGCATAAATATCTAAAGATGATGCGCATTCCGGTGTGTATTCCATTTGATCAAAGTCAACATAACGTTCTGCTCTATTACGATTGGAGATCATGTTAACTGTCATGACATTCATTGGATTATATTCTTGTTTTTTAAACTGCTTGCCAGATGCAGAAGTAAAACGAGAAGCATAAGCATCCAAGTGTCGCCTTCTTAATGCGCGACCTTGTTGTGTCCTTCTTTGAGTGATAGGGCCAGAAAATAATCTTGTTAATGAACGAAAAAGACCATTCTCCGGATTATAGGGATTCTTCCCTAGGTTCTTTTTTCTATTAGCCATTTATTATCCTTTGAATATCCATGCAAAATTTCTTGCATTATTTAACTCTTCTTTATATTTAGTTTCAAAATCAGTATCATACCCATCTTGTCCTTTTATCGTTGTGTTCAAAATATTCTTTTTCATGTACATTCCATCTATCATAGCTTTGCGATATTCTAGATCTTTTTGTGAAACTTCTAAGGCTGTGTCTCTAACCCAACACATAATAGAAAGACACATTATAATATCATCATGATAAGATCTCATAGCCTGTGGTTTACCATTATTCCAAATGAAAGTCCTAAATTCATCGAATGCTCTTGATGAAGGTATTTTGATAATTTTATTACGAATAAACTCTTCAAGCTTTGCTACGATCAATGGCCTTGTTTTTGTTGAAGTTGTAAAGCCACCAATTGCATTATTCATAAATTCTCCTTGTGTAGCATCAACAAATTCATGTGTTCCTTTAACTGAGTAGTAGAGATTTTCATATCCCATATCTTTTAATTTTTCAAACACTGAGATACCTATACCATTGTTTTCTACAACAAGCAGGCATTTTCCATACTCCATCCCAGCTGAATAAAGCATCTGTGCATACATATCAAGTGATGGTTTACCTTGATACTCAGCAACTATTTCCATTTTTCCTACATCTAATACATGAAAAACAGAGTTGTCAGCGCCATCGCCTCTAGCAACATCGGCAACGAGAAGGTAATGGCCTCCATCTCGGTACTTCTCCCATATCCAAAAATTTCTATCATATCCTGTCCTATATTGTGGTTCTTTGATTTGCTCTTGCAACCAAGCAATATCATCTGGGTGGATAACAGTATCACCAGAAGTATTGAAGTTGCACTCTAATTCTTGCGCAATTTGTCTGCGAGACATGTTTTTTGTCTCTTTCTCAAACCATGCTTTATCTCTTTCTGGGTGCACATCCCATGGGAGATTGACTGGTTTAAAATCTGATTCTCCGTTGTCTGCTGAAACATAGGTCTTATGAAACCAGTTGCCAACACCATTGGGAGTACTCAGAGCAATACAGCGCCCACCAGTAGATAGTGTAGGATAAAGACCAGTCCACAGATCGTCAAGCCCTTCAATGTGAGCAGCCTCGTCAATAATAAGAAGCGACAAAGCTTCCGAACGACCAGCGTCTCCGGAAGTTGAAGCAGCTTTGATTTGCGAGCCGTTTGAGAGTTCAAATGAAGTTCTATTATCAACTTTAATCTTTGCAACTCTCATCCATTCCGGAAGATATTGCATTATATTCTTAACTTTCTTTACAAGATTTGCAGCAGTTTGAAATTTTGTGGCTATCACAAGTATGTTTTTATCTCTGTGAAACAACATAAACCAAACAGCATATGCAGCTGAGATTGTTGAGATCCCCAACTGTCTTGCTTTTAGGATAACTGTAAAACGAAAATCATTAAAATCATTTATTAAATCATCTTGATAAGGATAAGTTTTAAACGGAATAAGCCCGTGCATTGGATGTGAAATACGACAGTAATTATTTATGAAGTATTGCGGATCTTTGCCGGACTTTACAATTTCCTTTACAATTTCTTTCTTTGAAAGAGAGAAGGCCATTATTTCTTCTCGTTGTCGCCCTTCTTAATATACTCATTATTAGGGCGCTTTGCAGCCTTTACTTGTTCCAAAAACTTTCGTGTGATTGCACGACTATCTTCAATAGCAGGATCTAGAATAGGCTCTTCTTTTACGCCACTGATTTTATAGTGTTGGTAAGCTTGAACAAACGAACGGACACGAGATGTGGATTGTACAAGGATTTTTGGATCTCCATCTGCTGTGAGTGTAACAGATTTACCAGTAACAGCTTTATACTCTTTCTGGAGAAACTTTTTAATTTCTGTTAATTGACGAACAATATCACCTTCATAATCTTTTGTTCTATGAATTTCTTGAAGACGAATATCTGATTGATAATTAATACAGATTTTGTTCCCATAAAACTTAACAGAAAATCCATCATTTACTCGGCTATCCATAAGGGGACACCCTTCTTCACGACGAAGTCCAACTTTACGGACTTGTCCATCTAGAGAATATCTCTCGTCATGTGCGCCATCATAAGCATTTGCTGCTGCTTGTGATAGTCCTTGTATAATTTCTAATGTTGTTGATTCAGCCATAATTTATTCCTTTTTTTTTAATAATCGACAAGTTGCTCATAAAGGCCATCTAAATAGTCTTCATATTCATGAATTGTTTGATGGCTTGGGTTCTCTTTAGCACGTTCATTTTTAATAAATTTTATAGTTTCATCTATTTCAACACGAATCGCAGCCTTTGGTACTTGAAGATATGGTAAAGCAAACATCTGTTTTCTTGTTTCGAAATTTTGTGCTGCTGCTTTGTCAATTTTATCTTGGTCTACGCCATCAAACATAAGTGCTAATTCTTGTGCTTGTTTATAACCTTCTGGTCCTGTACTAGCAATTTTAAGAAGTTTATCTAACCGCTCAGGGGTTATAGGCATTTTTTTAGATTCATTTAAATGGTCTATTTCTTCGCGGATAATTTTTTTAAGTGTTTGAATTGCTAGTTTCATTTTATTAATCCATTAATTGGATTTCTTGTATTTCATACCCAACAGGATCATCTTCATGTTTGGCGTTCATTTGATCTGCCATTGCTTGAGCAGACTCTCTAGAGCTAAAAGCATGAGTGACCTCAGAAAAATCATAACCACTATATACCAGCAAATAAATCATTTGCCCAGCGGCTTCTTCTAATCCTTCAAGTTCTTCTTTAATAAGTTTCTTAAGTCTTTGTGTTGTTAGTTTCATTTGGTCTCCATCCTTTTTTCCAACGTTCTTCGCGCCCTTCTACATATTGAATATAACACTTTTCACAACAATCAAATTTAGACATATAAACATCATCATTTGATTTAAAAGAATAAACATTACATACAGGACATGAACGCTTAGAATTCTTCGTAATTAGTTTGTTTGGGATAAAAACTCCGTTTATTTCTTGTTCTTCGTTCAATCCAGATTCTTCATACTTATAGAATCCTTTAAGATCATTGAGATATTCTTTTTCTTTTTCATCGTTCCATCCTTTCTTAGGGTGTTGAACCGTTTCTTCGCCATACTTTTTTGTAATAGCTTGTTCTACTTTTATTGCATAATTTGGATCTTTACTTTTCATAGTCCCACCTATCGACATCTCCTAAGTTTTCTCCATCATCTTCATGTGTTATTCTTTTTGGAGAATCAGAATCTTTGTAAACTTTCATCCAATACGGAATCTCTAAATCTTTTGGACACAGAGAATTGTCTAAAAATCTCATTTTGTTATTTGGTCCACATATCAAAGCACCGGTATCATCATCAAAAAAATAAGTTTTTGTTTTATGTTCGTGCCAGACTTCAGCTTGTCCATAATCGGTCATGGTTCTCGGTCTCTGGGGATCGCATGTCCAAAGATAATTTCCTTCCCATTTATGTCCTGTTCTATTAAACATTTCAACATCCATACCACGAAGACCTTGAATTTGCGTCAACTGCCAATAGTCCGAGAGACTATCCCACCATGCCACATCATTCATTTTAATAATTTTGTCTGGTGTTTCTGATCTGTTGAATATGGCACATTGATCAACTTTATCATAAAGAGCTCCCATAGAAGGAAGGTATACAACATACAAAGGAGCTCGCGCTCTTATAAATCTAATAGCGTATAGAACTCCAAATACAGTTTCATCTTTTCCATAGTTTGGATTTCCTGATAAGAATGATTTTTTAACATAACATTCTGTGTAAGGGGTTGATACGATCATTGTGTAATTCCGGGTTTAACTGCGTACATAATTCCAATTGATATCCCCGCTCCAGCGATAAACCCACCGATAACAGGCCAAATATTGTTTTGTGGTCTCAATTCTTTTATATGTTCGTCTTGTAATTTAATTAGTTCGTTAAGTTTGTTGATCTCCGCATCTGTTTTTACTTTGAGAATATCGTATCTATATTTCTCTTCGATTCTCAACTTATTCAATTCATATGCTGTCTTGGCTTCACAATTTAAATCCTTAACTACAGAATCTTCTACAAGGATTCTCATAGCTGGTTCATTTAACAGACGACCATCCCATGGAACAATATCACCTTGTTTTAAATCTTTATATTTTGGCTCTTCTGCGAACAATAAAGATAATAGAAATATCATAAAAACTCCACATTATCACGAAGAGCATCTAGAGTATTTTTATTTTTTTTAATAAAAGCATAAGATATGGCTTGTTTGTGCCAATTTGCTGCTTTGCTAGGGTTATCGATAACAGACACATATCTTACGGAATCACTGTAAGTTTTCCAATCTCCCTTACCAGTAGCCCATTCAAGTGAAGCATTTTGTTTACAATCATCAGATTTGTCTTTTGGTGTCAATTGTTTGAATGGCCATTTTTTTGGATCATCACCAAAATAGTTTTCCATAGTTTCATCATGTACATCCATTCTGATTAATTGTAATTCTGACTTTCTATTTTTAATATAATATTCCCACACTTTCCACGCATCTTCGGAAACTAAACTCCTGTCAGCTGTTAGTGCTATATTTTTTTCATTTAATACTTCCATTAAAACATCATATAGCATTGGCCCATATCCATCAATAGTTACTGCAGTATTATCAACAACATAAACATTATCAATACATGTAGTAAATAAACTAGTGGCAGAAGCTGATCCTTCTAAACCTTTATCTTCTGCTTCAAATCTTCTTTGATAAGAGACTTCAACCCAACCTTGTCCGACGCTTACTTCAATATAATAACCTTCTGGGAGATCCCCTGGGCCTTTTGCTGCTTCTTTGATTATTTCTTTATTTTTTCTTTTTATTCTAATCTTCATATTTTATTCCTGTACAAATTTATCACCTAGCTGGCTTAAAATTTTACTATCTGTTTTGAAAAAACCATAAGAAATACTTTCTTCGTGCCATTTTACAGCTTGCTCTGCATTTTTTCTGGCTAAATTTCTTCTAGTGACCCAATTTTTTAGTTTTTTACTCATCCAATCACCAGAACCAGCAGCATGTTCTACACTACTAATTTGATCACACTCACTATTTCCAGATTGATCAGGACGATTTTGTAAATTTAGTTTTGAACCAAAATGTTTTTTTGTTGCATTATTGATATCTAAAGGTACTTTTTCTACATCACTTCTCTTTTCAAAGTAATAATCCCAAACTTTGATAGCATCACCCGACACTCTTTCTCTATCAGCTGTTAGTCCAGATTTATATGTATTCCAAACATATTCCATCAATACATCATATAGCATCGGTCCCCAGCCACCTTCTTTTTGTACTTCGACATCTGAAATATAATAAAAACTACTGTCATTATAGTAACAAGCATATTTACCAGAAGTGTCTAACTTTTTTGCTTCTATGTAACCTGTAACTTTTCCGGAATATTTAATTTTAATTTCATCACCATTATCTGTGCAAATTAATTTTGTAGAGTCATCTAAGTCTTGTGGTCCTGCTGCAGCTTCCTCTAGAGGTTTTTTATTTTTTCTTTTTATTCTAATCTTCATCTCGGCTTATTCCTTTTGATGCTAGAAAGTCTTCGGTGTCAACTTCCTTGGCTTCCTCTAAAATCTTTGCCTTTTTTTCTTCATAATCTATAACGTTTTTGACTAAGGATGCGTGTGTTTCATCGGCAAGGTCTTCTAAGTCCTCTACCATCTCTTCACGCTGTTCTTCTTCCAAATCTTTCCATTTTTCGTAAAATTTTACTTGTTGTTGTTTTGCATCCTTAGAACGCCCAAGAATATAAAAAGCAATGGCCGTGATAATCATCACGATCCACTGCCAATATTTTACAACAAAATTCTTAATATTTGTCATTACATACCTTTCCAAACTTTAGCAACATCGATAACTGACTGTCCCCCGATGTACATAGCAGCAATCATTGCCCAAGTATCTGGGTCAAGTGATGACCAAAGTAACAAACATGTTGCCGCAGTAAAAACAAGAAGTTTACGCGATACCGCTTTAGCTAAAGCCTCATCGATTATTCCACCTTTTTGTTCTTCACAACAATCACATTCTTCACAACAATGAGAGCAATCAACCTCTTTACAATCTTCTTTATGCATTGTATTTCCTCCAATAAAAGATCTAATAAGATCTTACACTAAATAGGTCGTTATTTGTTAATATGCATCCGTACGATTGTAGTAAAGTTGGTCAAATCTTTTTACCCACTCTTCATCTTTGCCGGCTGATAGCTCATCTCTTACGCGACCGACAGCATCTTCTAGATCATATAATTTATCAGATGCCTCTATGTCATCACCCATATGCGCTCCTAAAGTATACATATAATCTTGAAAATCTGGATGTTGTTCTAATTCTTCCATCGCTTGCTCAGGAGTCATCTCGTTTTCATTAATTTTATTTAATTCTTCGCGGATTAATTTTTTTAATCTTGTTGTTGTTAACTTCATTATAATCTCCAAATAAAAAACCTATTTAGATTTTATACTAAATAGGTCGTTATTGGTTAAATGTTTACTTTGGCATAGCCATCAATCTTGTCAATGTCTATCGTCATGTCTACCACATCTTTTAGATGGTCAAGGTGAGAGATAATTAGAACAGTCTTAAATTGATTCTTGATCATTTGAAGGAGCCTTGTGAAACCCTCCATATGTTCTTGATCTAATGCCGTTGCCGGTTCGTCAAGAATAAACAGTTCGGACTTTGGAAGATTGGTTATCGCAATCATCGCAAGACGTATAGCCATCGAAGCAATTGTCTTTTCTGCACCTGATCCCATAGACAACGGGCGAGCCGCATAGTTGGGATGCTTGATGGATAGTTCAAGTTTATTGGAGTGATTCTCAAAGAATACTTCGAAGTCAACAATGTTTGCAAGAACCTTGGAGATCTCTTGATTGATAATCGGCAGCTTTTGCTGAATGATTTCATACGAGATACCATTGGCATGCATGCAAGTCATATAAATATCATAAGCACGATACTCGTTCATAACATCGGTAAACTCGTTTCTCTCAGCGTGAATTGATCTAATCATTTCTTTTGTTGTTGCTTCTTCGATAAGATACTCTTGTGTAAGGGCATCGCACTTCTTAAGCAACGCTTTATTTTCTTTGATCTTCTTTTCAACCGCAGAGCGCTCTCCATAAAGTTGTTCTTTATTTTCAATTGCTTCACGATTATCTTCGTACTCTTTTGCTTTTGCTTCAAGCACTTCGATCTCGTTTGTTAATAAAGCAACAGTAGCTTCATTTTTTTGAATTGACATTCTAGAGCGATCACAATTTAGAACGGCAGAATCATAGTCTTCACTTAGTTCTTTGAATTTTTCAATATTTCTTTCTATAGTCTCAATACCATAATCATCGTACTTAGAAATTGCATCACTTAAAGAATCACCGAGGTCAGACAAAATATTTTCATTGTAAGGTAGATCTGCTTTTGCTTTTTCTGCATTCTTTACAAATTCATTGTCACAACAGAACTTACAGTCAGGATCATACTCATGAGTATTAAGCATGGCTGCTGTTTTAGTAAGATTTTTAACAACAGTCTTTTGGTGACGTATTTGTTGCTCAAAACCTTTTACAAGTTCTTTTTGATGCTTTGCTTCTTTCTGTAGTTGCTTTAAGCGTCCATAATTATCATGATCAAGCTCATCATAAGCGAGAGCCATATATTTCTCAAGCTTTTGAACATTGTCTTGATCAGCAAGAATGTGAGAAAGAAGTTTATTTTTTGTATATTTTTTAGCAGCAATCTCTTTCTGTACAGCAAGAATATCTATAATCTCCGCAGGAATTGCGTTGATTGTGTCGTTAATCTCTGCAAGTTCAGATTCAAGGCGATCAATAGAGCAATTGTAGATCTTGCACTTATCAATCTGCTCATCAATATCTCGTTGAATATCTTGGAGAAGATCGTTCTTTTTGATAAGTTGTTCTTCAAACTTTTTGCTTTCCATTCGCTTGATGACACCACGTAAATCAGCAGCATCCTTTCTAGCCAACTTATACTTCTGGTCGAAGATTTGTAGATCAAGAAATTTTGCTATAATCTCTTTTCTCTTGGTAGAACCTTCTCTTAAGAAAGACATGGAGTCCATTTGAGAAGCCATAGAGGTTAAAAAGAAGTCATCAATGGTTCCGAAGTGCTTACGAATGTTTGCATCGGTTTCATTGCGAGTTGTGCCGTTTTTAGACTCAAAAACTCCGCCTGTTGTTTTAGTGAAGTCAAGGTCCACCTTTGCTTCGAAAGTCTCTTTTCCCTTAGATTTCTTAGTGTATTTGTTAAGATTTCGTGTAATCTGATAAGAGTCGTTACCAGCCTCAATCTTAATCTTACATTTGGCAAAATCTTTATTTTGATTTACAATGTGGACATTTTTTCTTTCCCCTTTAGAAGTCGTGTTAAAAATATTATATAACAC